GATGATAGTCGCGTCCGGGGCGCGTTCGTGTTCGCTGGAGGTTCAGCTACTGGCCGCGCCAGCAGCTACGGCGCCCAGGTTCACAACTTCACCCGCAAGTGCGCTAAAGCCCCCGAGGATGTCCGGGCCGCCATGTGCCGGGGCCACGCCATCGTCCCTAAGTTTGGCAAGCGCGTCACCGACGTTCTGCGGGGGATGCTGCGCCCCGCGCTGATCCCGGCCAAGGGTCGGCAGTTCGTCGTCGCCGATTGGTCATCCATTGAGGCGCGGGTTAACCCTTGGCTGTCTGGTAAGGGTCAGGCCAAGCTGGACGTTTTCGAGTCTGGCCTCGACCCGTACATCGTCAACGCATCCGGCACGTTCAACCGTACCTATGACGACATCAAGGCCGACTACGACCGTGACGGCGAGTCCGCGCAGCGCCAGATCGGCAAGGTTCAGGAGTTGGCCTGCGGCTTTGCTGGCGGCGTGGGCGCGTTCGCGTCGATGGCTCGCATCTACAGTGTGCGCCTGTCCGAGGCCGACTCTAAGCGCATGGTGGACGCATGGCGCCGCAACAATCAGTGGGCTGTCGGCTTCTGGTCGCAGCTTGAGCAGCAGTACACCAGGGCGATGCGGAACCGGGGGCAAGAGTTCACGGCTGGGCGAATAACTTACCTGTTCGACGGCCTGCATCTCTGGTATTCTTTACCCTCTGGCCGAGTGCTTTGCTACCCCTTTGCCCGGCTGGAGGACGACGGCATCAGCTACGCCAAGGCAGCGTGGAAGCCCGCGCAGGACGCCACCGAGTGGCCCCGCGCCCGGCTGTGGCGCGGTCTGGCTTGCGAGAACGTCACCCAGGCCGTCGCCAACGATCTGCTGCGCTACGCGCTGCGCCAGCTTGATGATGTGGTTCTGCACGTTCACGACGAGATCGTCGTCGAGGGCGGTACAGAAGAGGAAGTGCGTAGGGTGATGACTACGCCGCCAGCATGGGCCACTGGCCTGCCGCTGGACTGTGGTATCAAGACGATGCCGCGTTACGGCAAATAAAAACGCCGCCCGGTCAGGGGCGGCGCAAAGGATGACAACGTGCAATTTTTAGATTTTATCATGGCTCTCGCGCCCGAGGGCGAGACAATGCTGTTTGTGCGCCAAAAACCACAGTTGCGTGGCGGCGAACGGCAGTACCACGCCGACGGGGCCATCAAGGCTACTTGGCCTGCCTACCTGCCGTCCCACGGCGTCCGCGAGGGCGAGGCATGGTACGGCAACACGGCGTCGTTCATCGTCGACCGTTTCGAGGACGGTCGCGTGTCGGCGTCGTCAGCCAATTGTGAGTATTGCGCCGTGATGGTGCTCGACGACATCGGCACTAAAAGTAAGACCCCGCCGCTGCCGCCAACTTGGATCATGGAAACGTCGCCCGGCAATTACCAGTATGGCTACGTCTTCAGCGAACAGCCGCCCAAGGGCGAGTTCGCCGCCGCCGTCAAGGCCATCGCCGCTGCGGGCTACACCGACCCCGGCGCCTGTAACCCTGTCCGCAACTTCCGCCTGCCGGGGTCGGTCAACCTGAAACCCAACCGGGCCGAGTGGGGTTCGATTCTGACGGAGTTCCACCCCGACCGCGAGTTCACGTTGGCCGACATCTGCGCCGCCCTTGATGTGACGCCCGGCCCTGCCGAGTCCTCCGGCCCCCGCCCGATACGGATGGCCGACGATGGCGCCGACGATGTGCTGGTCTGGCTGTCCGGCCAGGGTCTGCTGTTGTCGCGCCCCAACGCTGAGGGTTGGGCGGGCGTCATTTGCCCGAATAGCGCCGAGCATACTGACGGCAACCCAGAGGGCCGCTATATGCCCCTGAACCGGGCGTTCTGCTGTATGCACGGCCACTGCGTCGATCTGGACAGCAACACCTATATGCAGTGGGTCGCCGACAATGGCGGCCCCCGCCACGCCCCCGGCCTGCGCGACGAACTGATGGCCGCGCACCTTGAACTGGCCCTCGCCAAGATCAGACCAAGCCCTGAGTACCCGGACGCCGCCGCCGAGGTCATCGCCGAAGTTGAACGCAAGGAATTAGGCAGGGTCGAAAAGGCTAAATGGTATCAGCGTTTCGCGTACCTGCAAGATGACGAGGCGTTCTTCGATATGCAAGACCGCCGCGAGTTGTCCCGCAACACCTTCAACGCCTTGTTTCGCCACATCAAGTGCGTGTCGGTTCACTCGACCGGCAAGTCGGCCCGGCGGGTCGAGGCGTCGGTCTGTTTCGATGAGAACCGGCAGGCGGCTGGCGCCAAGTCGCTGGTCGGTATTACTTATGCCGCTGGCGAGTCGGTGCTAGTCACCAAGGACGGTCTGGTCTACGGCAACCGCTGGCGCGACGCCCGCCCGCCGACTGTGGCCTGCGACATCAGCATCTGGCTTCGCCATTTGGAGCGCATGGTTCCCCTCGACTTCGAGCGTGAGCATCTCTTGAACGTGCTGGCCCATAAGGTTCAGTTTCCGGGCCATAAGATCAACCATGCCGTTCTGCTGGGCGGCAAGCCAGGCTCCGGTAAGGATACCCTTCTGGCGCCTTTTTTCTGGGCCGTCGGCGGCGCCGCTAAATTGAACTGTTCGCTAGTAAAAAATGAAGACTTGACCTCGCAGTGGGGGTACGGGCTGGAGTGCGAGGTCATGGAGATCGCCGAACTGCGCCAGAGTGAGGCCCGCGACCGTCGGGCGCTGGAGAATCACCTCAAGCCGGTGATCGCCGCCCCGCCCGAGTATCTGCCCGTGAATCGTAAAGGACTGCACCCCTATATGGCCCTCAATCGGGTGCTGGTCGTGGCCTTCTCTAACGAGCGCGTTTCGATCAGTCTTCCCTCTGATGACCGCCGCTGGTTCGTCCTATGGGCGGCGGCTGAACGCCTGCCCGAGGTCGACGCCGTGGCCCTGTGGAATTGGTACACGAATCGTAACGGCTTCGCAGGCGTGGCGGCTTGGTTGGCCGCCCGTGACGTATCGGCCTTCAACCCCTCCGCGCCGCCGCCCATGACTGAAGCCAAGGCCATCATGGTCGAGGCGGGGATGAGTACTGCCGAATCGGTGCTGGTCGAGATGATGCGTGAGCGTCGCGGCCCGTTCGCCCAGGGCGTGATCGGCTCGCCGTTTCACATTATCTGCGACCGGGTGCAGGGGTCAGGCGCAGCGCCGCCGGGCGTCAAGATTGTCCAGGGCGCCCTGTTCCACGCCTTCCGTGAGGCCGGTTGGCTTGACATGGGCCTGATCCATTCCCGAGACTTCAACTCTAAGAAGCATATTTTCGTGGCGCCTGAACTGGTCAGCATGACCCGGTCGGAGATGCGCCGGACGGTCGCGTGAAAAAGCCTTTTTAGAGGTTCAGCAGCAGCGCCAGCAGCGCCGCGAATAGGGCCGCTAAGAGCATATCCTCTCCGCATACGCTAGGGCGTCGGCCTCATTGGTGTAGATTTTGGCGGACGGCAGGGTCTCGCCCGTGTCGTCGTCGCGCAGCGTGACGCGCCAGCGCCCGTCGGCCATCTGGCTAACCTTCGCGCTGATCCCATAATCGGCGTTCTGGATAATCACAGTTCCACCTCCATACTGTCCTCGCCCATCGGTACGCTTAAGCGGTCGCTGAGACCCTCGTAGAACCCTACCAAGTTGGCGTCACCGTAGGGCGCCGCTAGGTTTTTAAACAGGCGCCGCTCCGAGTTAAGACCATAGTACTGCTTGACGTACGCCGCTGTGCTGAGTGTGGCGCCTTCGGTCGGGTACATACGCCGCTCCGCGCCTTTGCTCTTGACGGGCTTATGCTTGCCGGTGAGTTTGAGAATGTCACTCATGATGTCGCGGTCATCGCGCACCGTGTAGCGGGCGCGGCCTAGTGTGATTGTTTTCATGGTTTCATCCAATAAATGTAAAGGGCAAAGGGCGTGGCGATACAGGCTACAAACAGCAGGGCGCCAAGTAGGTCGGACAGTAGGGTTTTCATTTGTTGATCCATGCGTGGGTATCGATATCGTCATACGCGACTAACATGGCGTCGGCCAGGTCGTCGCGTGTGATGGTCGGGTCGTCGGCCAGCGACTCGCGCCAGCCATTATTGGGGTCGAGCCGGTCGGCAAAGTCTAGCAATTGGTGGATGCTGTAGGCGCGCAGCATATCGGGCAGTGTGGTCATAATCTACTCTACTGTGGCCGGACGGATTGTCCGCGTATGGCCGAAGCCATACACTGAAAATCAGACACTAGATATCGCTATCGTTCGGCGCGCATGGCCCGCAGCATGGTCTGCAATGACGATATCGCGGGCCTTAATGCTAGTACCGGCGCAAAGGGTACATTTGGCGCAGGTTGATTTTCTACCGGCTTCGGCACTGGCGGGGCACATGGCTTCACCGGGTTGAACGTCAACCCCTTGGCTCACGCGGAACACGCGCATACCCAATAGGTTAGCTTTCGCGGCTTGATCAATGGTATCGGCACTAGCCATGACGAGCGGCGCCCATGCGTTGACGTCGAACCCGGGTATGTCCCATTGGTGCGTATACCCGCGCCGACCTAGTGCATACCGTGTGATTTGCGACCACATACGCACTGGTGCAGCAAATGGATCACCATAAGTACCGATACGAACAATTTTGCCCTCTAAGGCTTTCGCAATGGTAGCCGGGTCGGCTTTGACATAGCGACCGCGCAGGTATGCGTTATAGACCGATAGCACTGACTTTGCTACTTGTACGTAGCACGGCGGTTTTCCCGACTTTTTAGCCAGCATCGGGCGATGCTCGCACTGGCCGCATACGCTGACATCGGCGCCAGTCTGTAATGCTTTCACCGGGTCAACATCGGCGCGGAGGATGAACGATTGAACGATGGCGCCGGTCTTATCGTTTTTAGAATCAGTGTCGATCTTGTTGACGATGACGACGATGGGCGCGCCATCGATGATCGATGGGCCCTCGTATGCGATGTAACCTAAGATTTTGCTCATACTGTACTTTCGTCTACTAAGATGCGGATTGCATCGCATAGCGGCCAGTGGCCGCTATACGCTGGAATCAGGAAACAATGAATTCTGAGTTGCTGACAACACTGTAGGCCAGTGCAATGGCCAGAATTTCATTCTGAGATTTGGTGGAGCGAGCTGCGCGATACAGTGCTGACAATGCGCGCGCCATGTAATCAGCGCCAAGTGTTTGACCATACTTGATGGTAAGGGTAACTTCGCGGGTTTCGGATTTGGTCATTTTGACGCTTTCGTTGTCATGGCGATGCTGCCATGGTTGATAGTGTAACAATATTTGTAGCACTGCAACATCTTTTTGCTAAGTACTTTCCCTAATACGTGTGTGTGTGGTTCATTGTCAGCTGATTGTGGTCTATGGCGCGATCATGTTGTTCTCCAATGAAAAACCCCTCTGGTGTGCCATGTGTGTCATTGTTTGTTTAACTCTTAAGAAAATAGATATATATTGTATATAGTATACAATCCGTATAGCTAGACTAGGGCTGCGCTAGCGCCGCGCACGTGTGCGGAGTTTCAGCGACTGAAAACCTATGGCACACATGACCCACATGACCCACACATTTAGATTGTGGGCAGTGTGTGCCATGTCTGCCAAATGGCACACATGACACACACTCATGTGTGCCATGTGTGCCGTACTGCCTGATGGCACACATGGCACACACTTTGCGCCCTGGTAGCTGCGTGCCGTGCGCCCTAATAGCTGCGTGCCGTGTGCTGGCACACACTGCCCACACGCTGGCTGCTGGCTGCTGGCTGCCTGCCGACCGCCGATGCCGGGGGGGAGGGCCGAGCGCCGATGGTCACGGCTACGGAGCGTTCACGAACAATTTTTATTTTTTGTGATATAAACCCGACATGGTCTCATTCCCGCTATCAATTCGAGAGCTAAAAGCAACAGAGTCGCGCTTACAGGCCGTGTACGACGCAGCAAAGCTGGGCCTGCGCGGCGAGACACTCGCGCTTGCAGCCGGTATGCTGCCGCAAGAGTTCATGACGCTGAGTAACTTTGATCCAGTCGTCAACATGGCCGCGATGAAGGGCAAAGCCGACGGCGAACGCGAGATGGCCGAGATACTGCACACCGCAGCGCGAGGCGGCGACGCCAAGGCGGCGCTAGAGATACTGAAGCATCAACACGGCTGGGTCGCCAAGCAGGCCATCTCAGTAGAGATCGACCAACGCATATCCATAACCCAGGCGCTGGCAGAGGCAGAGCGGCGCGTCATAGAAATCATAGATGCAGACCACAATCTACCAACCTGAAGACGAACAAGAACTCATGGCGCGGCTGTGGAGTCCGGCGCTCAAAGACAACCCACTGGCGTTTGTGCTGTACCTGTTCCCCTGGGGGCGCAAGGGGACGCCGCTGGAACACTTTACCGGCCCGCGCAAATGGCAGCGCGAGGTGCTGCAAGACCTTGCCAACCATATTAAGAAGAACAAAGGCGTTGTCGACTACTCGGTATTGCAGGAAGCAGTGTCCAGCGGACGGGGTATCGGCAAGTCGGCGTTGGTCAGTTGGCTAACTATATGGATGATATCGACAAGGATTGGCTCGACAACCATTATCTCGGCCAACTCAGAGAACCAACTGCGTTCAATCACCTGGGCGGAGATTACCAAGTGGCTGGCTATGGGGCTAAACAGCCACTGGTTTGAGGTAAGTGCCACCAGAGTAGCCCCAGCTAAGTGGTTGACTGAGTTAGTCGAGCGCGACCTGAAGAAGGGTACTAGGTATTGGGGCGTAGAAGGCAGGTTATGGTCTGCGGAAAACCCCGACGCCTATGCTGGTGTGCACAATTTTGACGGTGTGCTGGTGATTTTTGATGAGGCGAGTGGTATTGACGATTCGATTTGGTCGGTCACTGGTGGATTCTTCACGGAAAACACGCCAAATCGTTTTTGGCTGGCGTTTTCTAACCCACGGCGCAACACAGGGTACTTTTACGAGACTTTTCACTCAAAGAGGGACTTTTGGGCGACTAAGGTGGTGGATGCGCGGACGGTGGAGGGGACGGACAAGGCGGTTTATGAGCGAATCATTGCGGAGTACGGGCCGGACAGCGCCCAGGCGCACGTTGAGGTGTATGGTGAGTTCCCACGGGCGGGGGATGACCAGTTTATACCGTCGGATATTGTGGACGAGGCGATGAAACGGCCAAAGTACAAGGATGGGACGGCCCCAATCATTATTGGCGTTGACCCGGCGCGGTTTGGGGCGGATGCGACGGTGATTGCAGTGCGGCAGGGGCGGGATATTGTGGCAATCAAGAAGTATCGGGGGGATGACACCATGACGGTGGTGGGGCATATCATTGAGGCAATTGAGGAGTACAAGCCTGCGCTGGTGGTAATTGATGAG